CTAGGAGCCACTGCTTACACACCAAGGCACCAGCAGACTGAAGCAAAGTGTTCAGCGCTGCGTGAGGTGAGCGGATATGGAGCAGTCGATCATCAAGGCCTTTGAGGAATCCATCGCGGATAGACCTTGCAGTTACTGCGCCGGATACCTTGGCGATAGCGGGTATCTTTTCGAAAAACGTATCTTTCAAAGCCTTTCCGATTTTTGGTCCCTTCCCGATGATAGAGCCTATCTTTCCGTTACCTGCGCCATAGAGGAGGGCGTAGATAAAGGTCTTCGCTTGGTCTCTACTTGGTAGACCCGCCGCGTGCTGGTTGGCTGTATGGATGTCACCGTTGAGAACGATGTCAGCGTACTGCCCTTCGTCATATCGAGCGCAGAAGTGTGCTAGGCAACGGAGTTCTAACCCGCTAGCATCAGAACCCACCAGTACGCGATCAGGAGGGGCCACAAACAAGCCCCTACAGCGCTCCCCAAAAGGCGCACGGTTGCCCGGAATTTGTCCAAGATTTGGCTGTGAATGAGTCGCCCGGCCCGTGACCGCACCATTGGTAATGACACGTCCATGGATTTTTCCATTCTTCTTCACCTTTTTGAGCCAAGCCTGAGGGCCGTTGGCGAGTTGTCCGAGGCGCTTGTCCAGCGTGAAGTTCAATGCGAGTAGCTTGGCTTCAGGGTAGGGCAGCGCGTCGAGGATGGTTTCATCCACCTTCGGCTTGCCGCTGGCGGTCATCTCCTTGGGCTTCCAGCCGTGCAGGGTCATAAGGCGATCTGCGATATGGTCACGGCTGGACGGATTGAAGACGGCTTCCTTTGTCTTGTACGTCCACTCACCCTTGACGTAGCCACGGGTTTTGTTGTTCGCCTTAGGCAGGAAGGGCGTCTTGATTTCCCACGGGGGGAAGGCGGCTTGGAGGCGTTCACGGACTTCGGCTTGTTCAGCCATTAAGTCACGCAACAGTTTTTCGGCGGATTGTTCGTCGAAACAAAAGCCAGTCCTCTCTTGCCTCGCCATAAGACGGGCAACGGACTGCTCCAAGTCTAACGCTGATGCGGAATACTTCTGCGCCATGCAGTGTTCGTGCAGGGCCAAGGTGGTTTCTACGTCCTGTTGGGCATACGAAAACATTTCCTCAGAAAACTCATCGAAGCGACCTGAGTATTCGTCTTTGTGTTCCCCAATGCGGAGACCCCAAGCTTTCAGTGAGTGCGAACCAATGAGGTTCTTTGGGATGTAGTCCGGGTTTCCCTCAAGACGTGCAAAGTCTAGCTCCTTGAGGTGGCTCCAGATCAAACGGGTGTTGATCATGGTGTCCACGTCACGGGGGTCTTCTAGTCGATCCCACCAGCCCAAACATTTCTGGAGGGCTGGGAGGTCGAAGCCGAAGATGTTGTGTCCAATGAGGGACTTTGCCCCATACAATTCACGGGCCAGCGCCTCACACTCATGTGGTCGAGCGGCGAGACGTTCCCCGGTATCGAGGTTGATAGCGGTGATGATGAACAGGTCGTCTGGGTTAGATAATCCGTCCAGAAAGCCACGGGTTTCGATATCGAAGATGTATGAGTGCATTGTTACCTCGCTGGGTTAGTTGCGCTAGAGGGACTATTTTTGGAATAGGATATCCACGAAGTCTTCGTCGTGAATCCAATCGTGCAGATCGATGTATTTGTCTGCGAGTTGGTTGTAGGAGCGCTCTAACTCCACGTAATCCTCAGCCGCATCGAACATGTCTTGGTCGTACATCTCCCGAAGGCGGTCCAACTCAGCTTCAAGCTCGTTGGCGTCGTCGTAGAGTTCCAAGTTGGCGTCGTCGGCGTCGCTGAGGCTCTGGCGGAGATCGTTGATGTCCTCCAGCATACTGAAGAAGGTGACACGGAGCGCGTCCATATCGTCGCTTTGGTAGTTGTAGCTCATTTTGTTTCGCTCCTCATTTCTCGATCAAATAGTAACGAGCGTATGACTGCCCCGTTACAGGGTGTGTCCGAGCGTGGGTCTGTACGTCGAAGCCAGCTACTCGAAGGCGATGCACTGCCTTAGTCGTTGAGCCGATGTTAAGGTCAAGCATGCCCTCGCGAGAGGATACTGAGCCTTGTTTGCGGAGGTACTTCAGCAGTCGGGATGTTTCGGGTGTCATTTTTGCTTCCTCTAGAAGTCGTCGTTCGACGGATCATCAAACGATTTGGTTTCGGTAGGCGTATCACCGGAAATAAATTCCGAGAGACGCCCGGTGGTGGGGTCGTAGGTCAGTTGGCAGGTCACGCCCGTCAATCCCGCGTACCTATTTTTTAATACGCGGACCTTGGTGCGGTGCCGTTCAGCGGGGTCTTCCGCTTGCTGGTCACGCTCAAGTCCGAGGCACATGTCACTGAGCTGGGCGATGGCAGCAGAGCCACGCAGTTGCGCTAGTGTGACCATGCCGCCGTTTTCATGGGCGATACCGTCAGGGCGCTTGAGGTGGGAAACAACGATCATGCCGATGTCGAACCTAGACACGACCGTTCGAAGTCGGGTCATCAAAAGGTCGATTAATTTGCGTTCGTCATTCGTCTCTGTGCCTGAAACCACAAGCGAAACGTGATCTAACACTATCCAGCCGCAGCCGTTGGAGGCCATGAACTTGATCTTGTCGATGATGTTGTCCACGTCGGACGAACCGAAGTGGTCGTAGAGCATCAGCCGTCCGTTTCCACAGGTGGCGTCGAAGGCTTCACGCTTGGTCTCATCGTCTACTTCAGTGCCGTGGATATGCAGCGGCAGGTTACAGTGCGTCCCCATAAGGCCCAGCGCGGTACGCTTGACGGACTCTTCGAGGAACAGACCGCCGACCTTCTCGCCGTTACTCAGCAGGTGGTACATGATCTCGCGGGTAACCTGAGACTTGCCCATGCCGGAACCAGAGGTGATGGTAACGAGTTCACCTTTGCGCATTCCATAGGTAAGAGTGTTGAGGCCTTCCCATGGGTACGGGATGGTCTCAAAGTTCTCTACTTTGGTCACCTCATCCCACAGATCAGCAGCATCGATGACGCCATCAGGTCGGTAAGGGTGGGCATCCCAGAAGCACTGGACCAGCTCTTTGGCCTTGCCGTTGACGATGGCCTCGTTGGAATCCTTCGACGGGAGGTCAGCGACGAACACCTTGCCGGGTTCGAGTAGAGGGGCCACGGTCTGCACAGCAGCACGGCCAGCATCGTCCATGTCGAAGGCCAACACGATTTTCTCAAAACTTTCGAGCCAAGTGAGTTCCTGTTGGATCACCTTGGCGGCACCTTGAGCGCCGCTTGGGAGGGACACACAGGGCCACCGACTGCCCATTGCCTGATACGCAGACAGGGCATCGATCTCGCCTTCGGTTATCACCAACATCTTCCCACCTTCGCGGAACAACTGCTGCCCATAAAAGCCAGCGTGGTTGGGGTTGCCGATGGAGCGGAACTGTTTGTCTTTTCCTCGTACCTTCTGAGCTACGATGTCTCCATCTTTACGATACGAGGCAACCTGCAGAGGCTCACCGGATGTGGTGCAAAAATAGCCAAACTTGCGGCAGGTATCCTCTGTGATTTTACGGGAGGGGAGCGAGCGAAACTCGCCTGTGAGAAATTCTTTGTTGGTCACTTGCTTACTCTCCTTCCGTTCAATGGGTCCGTCCTGCTTGCGGGTCTTTCCACAGGAAAAGCACGTTGTGCCTCCATCCGAATATACCGCTAGGGCATCAGACGATCCGCAATCTCCACAAGCCTCATGATAAATGAAGTGTGATTCTTCATGACTTTCTGACATGCTCATTCGCCTCCGTAGCCAATTCGATTAGGGGTTCATATCCCCCCGTCGTAGCTAGAAATTCAGGGGCAGAATGAATGGTCGCGTGGGGGTACTCCCGCGCCATCATTTCCATGAGGGTCAGGAAGTTTGCCTTTGCGAGTGGATCAAGAGTGTCCGGGTGCTTGCCATCCCAACCCAAAATGCCAACGCCCACCGAGGTCTCGTCGTATTGACCAAGGTGAGCGCCTACAGTTTGGTGATCGCGTGTCTCGGTGATGCCGCTGCGGGTCACACAGTAGTGGAACCCACACTGCAGATAACCTTTACGGCGAAACCAGCGGTCCATTTCGAGGGGGTTGTTGGGGGCTAGTCGGGAGTGGATGATGATGGCATCCGTCGCTTCCCGTTCGAGGGTCCACCGCTTGAGAAAAGTTTTGCTTGGCGTATCACCGTAAATAAATCATTCCTCCAGCCACTCTCTCGGCACAGGCTCATCTTTATGATACTTGGCGTACAGAAATCCGTTCCGCTGACACCACATGGCGTAAGTAGTTTTGCTCTGTTTCGAGATGCGGGTGTTTGGGTTGTTGAATATGAATCGAATTTCAACCTCAGGGTTAGAGGCGCGAACGTGAAGGTGCTTC